ATTGTCGGTTTTACTGCGACACCAAATAGAGGTGATAAAAAAGGATTACGCAGCGTTTTTACAAATTGTTCGCACCAGATAGAAATAGCGACACTTGTCCGTGAGGGGTTTTTAGTTCCACCTAAAACGTATGTTATAGATGTCGGTGTAAGTGCAGAGTTACAAAACGTCAGAAGAACTGTCAAAGATTTTGATATGGACGAAGTGGCTCGTATTATGAATAAGAGGGCTATCAATGAAAGAGTTGTTGAAGAGTGGTTGAATAAAGCAGCAGGCAGAAAAACAGTTGTGTTTTGTTCGACAGTAGCTCATGCCGAAGATTTATGTGAAGAGTTTGTTAATAAAGGAGTTATAGCAAAAATAGTTACAGGTAACACAGACAAAACTGAGAGAAGGGAAATTTTGGAAGATTTGTCGAGTGGGGATACAGAGGTCGTAGTCAACGTGTCTGTTTTAACAGAAGGGTTTGACTCACCTCAAGTATCTTGTGTTATTTTAACACGACCTTGTTCATTTAAATCTACTATGGTTCAAATGATAGGTCGTGGATTACGAACAATTGATCAGAATGAATACCCTGGTGTTGTTAAAACAGATTGTATTGTTTTAGATTTCGGAACTTCTGTTTTAACTTATGGTTCATTAGAAGATGATGTTAATTTATTAGGTTCTGAATCAAGTAGAATTGGACAAGCTCCAGAAAAAACTTGTCCTAACTGTGATTCGATAGTTCCTTTGAGTGTTCGTGAGTGTCCTATATGTGGTCACGAATTTGGTAAAGATGGCAACACAGAGTTAGAAGAATTTAGCATGACCGAGGTTGATCTGCTTGATAGATCACCATTCCGTTGGACTGACATATTCGGTACAGGTAAATGTATATCGGCTACAGGGTTTAATGGTTTTGCTATGGTTGTTGATATAGATGATTTGTCTTGTGGACTTGTTAAGAGTTCTGGTGGAAGATTAAGAGCTATAAGTATCGGTACTAAAACACAAGCAATAGCATCTGCTGATGATTTTCTAAGAGAGATTGAAGATACAAATAGTGCTAAGAAAGGCAAGAGATGGTTGAATGAAAGAATTAGTGATAAACAAAAACAAATGTTAAGTGTTCACGGCATAGAGATATCAGGTTTTGATTTTTCTTGGACGAAATATAAGGCAACGTGTTACTTAAATTACTTGTGGAATAAATCAAAAGTTGATGAAATTATTAATAATATAAAGAAAACAGATGGCAAAAGATAACGTAAATCACCCTGAACACTATACAAAAGACGAAATAGAGTGTATTGATGCTATAAAATCTGCAACGTCAGAGGGTTATCAATATTATTTGCAAGGGGTAGTATTGAAATATATTTGGAGATATAGGTATAAACATGAAGATAGAGTTGAGGATTTAAAAAAAGCAAGATGGTATCTCGACAAAATGATAAAAGAAGTTGGTCGAAAATGAATCCTTTAATTGAAGTTGAAATGCTTGTACAGACAGACAAAGGTGATTGTAAAATGAATTTTTTTACTCTCATTGAACCTTGTATCCACCACTATTTAGATGAAGAAGAATTTTTAATTGGCAGCGTTTCTGAAGTTATCCAAAACATGATGGATAAAGTTAAAGGAACAGTCAATGGTGGCTGGGCTATGGTGTCACATAAGGGAGATGAGTTGTTTATGTTGTCTTTCTTTAACGAACAGGAGATTAATGATTGGCAGATCCACGAGGAAAACAATCTGACGATTCACTAAAAAGAATAGGAGAATTGTTCGGAAGATTTGGCTGGAACACAAGACTATCAGAGTTAGATCAAGAGAAGATATTAATGTTTATCATGCTTTGTAAAGAAGAAATAGGAGATTTAGAGAATGAGTTTAACGAAACTTATTTGGCAGCCATCTGGCTCAAATACACACTTAAAAAATGAAACTTGTAAAAAAATCTTAGAGATTATTGATGGTAGCATTGATAAAAAAGAAGTAAAAAAAGAAAAACGCAAGTATCTCGGAGCTTCTTCTCTTGGTGATCCTTGTTCTCGTAAAATTCAATATCGTTATATGGGTGAGAAACCTGATCAAGAAAATCCATTTAGCCCAAAGGTATTGCGTATCTTTGAATTTGGTCATGTTATAGAAGATATGGCTCATGGTTGGATATATAATGCAGGGTTTGATTTAAGAAGCACGGATAAGAATGGAAAACAATATGGGTTCTCAATAGCTGATGATCAGATTAAAGGCCACATAGATGGTGTGATATGTGATGGTCCTGTTGATATGGCTTATCCTGCATTGTGGGAATGTAAGTCAGCAAACGATAAGAGTTTTAATGAATATGTTCGGAAAGGGGTTGCCGAAGTTAATCCAGTGTATGCAGCACAAGTAGCATTATACCAGGCATACATGAATTTAAATAACCCTGCGTTGTTTACAGTGGTAAACAAAAATACATGTGAGATATACTTTGAGCTTGTTCCGTTCAATAGTATGTTGGCACAGCAAATAAGTGATAAAGCAGTGGACATTCTAAATGCTGTGAAACATAATGAAATACTACCACGTATAGCTGTTAATTCAGATTACTATATGTGTAAGAGATGTGAGTTTAGGAAAAAATGTTGGGAGTTACAAAATGAGAGTATTGCCGTTTGATAGTAATAAAAAGAACATGTCGGCACGAGAACTTGTTGATTTAATTAGTGATAAAGTTCCAAGACAAGTACAAGTTGACATATTAAAAAGAACTTTTCCACAAGGTAAGGTTCGGAACAATGAATTTACATTAGGTTCTCTGCATGGCGAACAAGGTAAATCATTAAAGATAGACATAGATCCAAGAAGCCCATACTTTATGAAGGGTCAGGACTTTGATGGTGGTGTCGGTGTTGGTGGTATCGTTAAGATATTAATGGAAGGTCAAGGGTTACGACTTCCTGAAATCAAAGATATGTTCGCTGATTACATAGATGAAACTCGAACTTTTGTTCGTGATAATCCCCCAGAGAATCCAGTTAAACCACAAATTGATCATAAAACTCCGTATGATGCTGAGTATAAATATTTAAATTCTGATAGTAATACCATCTGTTTGGTGCGTAAATATCTTGTTCGTGATGGTGCAGGAAACCCTGTACTAGACTCACATGGCAAAGCAAAGAAAGAGTTTAGACAGTTTACAAACAATCACCCATATCCTCGTATGCCAGATGTACGACCTCTATACAATATACCAAATATTGTAGCCTCCGATAAAGTTATCTGGGTTGAAGGCGAGAAGTGTGCTGACGCTTTGAATGATAAAGGCTATACAGCGACTTGTACAATGGGTGGTGCAGGTATGCTTACTAAGAAGTCAGCGACACAATATGATTTCTCTCCATTGCAAGGCAAGAATGTTACGTTGTGGCAAGATAATGATACGGCAGGTAAACGAGTTGCCGAGCTTGTGCAAGAGCTTTCTTTAAATGCTGGAGCAAGGTCAGTTACTATGCTCACACCACCACGAGGTAAACCAGAGGGTTGGGATGCAGCAGATGCCATAGCCGAGAACTTTGACATTGATAATTTTCTTATCGGTGCTAGTAAAAATGTAAAGCAAAACATAAATTTATTGGACGACAGTTTATTAATATCCAGGTTTTCTGGCAAAGCTCCTGAACAAAAGTTCTTAGTTGATGGAACTTTCCCTTTAAGTGTTCCGATTATATTAAGTGCTTCAGGAGATGCAGGTAAAGGTATGTTGACACTGGACTTGGGAATGAAGGTTGCTTCAGGGGTGTCAAATCAAAATGCATTCGGTGGTCTTGTTCAGGAGTTCGGTAATGTTGTTATCTTTACGGCAGAAGATGATGAAGGCGAGATGCATAGGCGTATTGAACGCCTTGACCCTGATAACAAACGCTTTCATTATGAGCATGAGATTCGTGTTGTATCGTTACCGAACTTCGGTGGTGTGTTTCCAATCATGCAAAACATTCATGGGGATTATACAACTTCACAAGAGTTTGAACGCATATACGAACAAATCTTACAAATTAGTAACCTGAAGCTCATAGTGTTTGACCCATTAGCTTCCTTTGTCCACGCTGATGTCAACGCTGATCCAGCAGCAGGTGCAGCTTTAACTGGATTATTATCACAGATCGGATCAGAAACTGGTGCTTCGGTAATGATGTGTCATCACATGACAAAGATAAAAGATGACATGGTTGTATCAACACCAGAACAAGCTAGAAACCTTATCAGAGGTACATCAGCACTCGTTGATGGTGTTCGGTGTGCCTTTACTTTATGGCAACTTGATGAGTCATCTGCTAAACGTCAGTGTACAGAACTGAATATAGATTATCAGCGTAATCGGTGTTTTAATGGTGCTGTTGTTAAGTCAAATGGCCAGGCAAATCGTACAATCCGAAGATTTGTTCGTGATACATATACAGGACTGCTGGTAGATCGGACTGATGAAATAGAACAATTGAACATGACAACACATAAAGATGTTAGGAAAACTGCATTGTATGAGTGGGTTGCTCGGTGTGAAAGAGAAGGTCGAGCTCTATGTCAGCAGGGAAGTGCAGATGGCATACTTAATAGAATGTCAGATGCTGATAGCCCAGAAGCTCTTCATAACTTATCTCAGCGTGTTGTTGATGGAATTGTTCGTGATTTATTACTGGAAGCAAAAATTAATAAATATAGTTTTACAACAACTGGTGGTCGGAAGTGGCTCGGTACTATGTCTGGTGTTATGAGTAGAGGAGAGTATGAGGCACAAACAGCACGAGATAATATATAAAAAGAGCCCTAAAAAATTAGGGCTCTTTCATTTTTAAAAGTCATCAAGGACTTTTTTGTTACACAAATTCCTATCATGTATGTGACATATTTTATTATTCACATATTTTATCTTTTGTCAAATTTAATTATTTTTTAGAAAAGTATTGACTAGGCAACATTGTTCCTCTATATATATAAGGTTAATTTTTTTTGAGGTGTTAAATGGGAAATTCTTTAGACAATACTAATCAACTTAATCAAGTGACTGATGAGATGGTTCACGATTATTTTAATTCTATCAGTAGTATTGATGAGAATGTTTTGATAACTAAATTTAGAGAGTTATTGAATAATGAATTAGATATTCCTCTTGTTCAGCAATTGGATTTAATCCGTAAAGAGATATTTGTTCACCAGGAGATGGAACATTATAAGGCTTTACGAGAGGCAGAGATAGAGGGTGAAGAGTAAAATTCCTTGAAGGCAAGTGGGTGTGTCTTAACTGTAAATGTCTTTATAACTAATTCCCTCGTGAGTTGTTTTGACTCTTTTTATAGGTTAGTTATTTATATTAAAAGTAGAACTCTTCCGAAGAATGTTGCTACTAAATTTATAGGACACTCACAAATAAACATTAATTACTAGGGAGAAAACATTGAAAAATAAAAAGTTAAAAGAACAACAAATAAAAAAATTTTTAGAAAATTTGTTAAAAAATGTTGTAATGAAATTTAAATCTTTGGAGGGGAAAAATGACAAGTAAATTAACGAAAAGAATTGATATGGCTTTGCATATCCAAGAGTTATGTGGCAAACATAACATATCGGTGAAATTCCAACCATTAACTGATAAAAAACCAAATTATTATGCAAATCGTAGAGATCGTATTATTTGCATAAGACCAACAAAAAACACAGGGTATTATGTTTCGGCATTGCATGAGATCGGTCATATAATCGGAACTCAACAAGGCTCTGATTTTGATCGTATTGATAGAGAGGTCGGTGCTTGGAAGTATGCTATGGCTAATGCGATTGTATGGACAGACACGGCAACTAAAATCATGGCAAAAGCATTAAAGAGTTATGGTATTTCGGACTCAATGTTTCAGGGTGTTTGGTTAGAGTGTGTAAAATATGTCAATCAATTTAAAATGAAGGAGAGAACATGACAAAATTTAATTATGACTTTGTTAAAGAAATTCAAGACTTTTACGATAAAGGTAAGAAACAAAAGAAACAGAAAGGTGATTCTATTTTCTCTGCTCAAATAGTAGCTGACAAGTTTAACCTTACTCTTGCTCAAGTAAAACGAATGTTATATGTGAGGTCAAAAAATGATACTTGAAACGGCAACGGCTCTCGTGTGTATGGCTCATGCCATATACTTTGAGGCAAGATCGGAGTCTACTGTCGGGCAAATTGCCGTTGCACAAGTTATAATGAATCGGGTTTCGGATCATAGATTTCCTGATTCGGTGTGTGATGTAGTAACTGACGGACTTCGGTACACTTGGAATGACCAAATAATTGTTCGGAATAAATGTGCTTTCAGCTTCTACTGTGATGGCAAACTTGAACATATTACTGATGATGATGCATACTATTGGGCTGAAGAAATATCAGATGCTATTTTAAATGACTCTATCATTATAGATTTAACCGAAGGTGCAACCCATTATCATGCTTACTATGTGAAACCATATTGGAGTAATGCTTTCACTAAAACTGTTCGGATTAACAATCATATATTCTACAGATGGGAGATGCCGTAATGGAGAATAGAAAAAATTATAAAGGTGGCATAACACAAAAATCTCGTGATGTATCAAAGTATATGAAAAGACATTACTTTAAACTTTGGATAGATCAGTTTGAAGAGAAACCAATTCAAATTTTTATTGATGCTAATGGTGAAGAAGATGCTGAACAAAAACTAAAAGGTAAAGTTCGTTGGGAAAAAATTAACCGAACACCAAGAGCCTAATGTTATATCCAAACAGAATATGTAAAAGACATGGTTGCGATACTGTTATTACTGATGCTAGACGACCTAATCGTATGTATTGTTCGGTGTATTGCAACCAAAGAACTTGGGATCTAAAAAACAGACCCCCCAAAAAATATTTAGACACCAGATCCAGATCCAGCTTCGCAGCACCGAATAATTGTTCGGCTTCTGGACAGGCAATCCTGTTCCGTTAATGTGAACCATAGTTCATTTTTATTAAATAAATGTATTGACATATATATTATAAAGTTATATATGTATAAGTAATAATATTTATTAATGGAGAAAATATGCGAGTTAACAATAAATTACGAAAGGATAGACAATCTGTTCGTAAGCTAAAACAATCTAATTTCTATGTGCATGGATTTAATAATGTTCCTATGCATAGGCAGGAATTACAGATGAACGATAGAATGAGAAGTAATTCTTACAATCAAATTATTAAGGACTTTAACTAATATGGCTAAACTTTATTTGGCTTATGGTTCAAACCTTAATCTATCGCAAATGGCAGTGCGTTGTCCTGATGCTAGGCAACTTGGTGCTATGTATATTCCATATTGGCGACTTGTCTTTAGGCATGTCGCTGATATCGAACCTAGCAGGAGTGCTAACGATTTGTTGCCTGTAGGCTTGTGGGAAATTACTAAAGAGTGTGAAGAGGCATTAGACTTTTATGAGGGTGTTCCTAACCTTTATAAGAAGATTATGGTCAATGGTATTATGACATACCAAATGAACAGAACAAATACCCAACCACCATCAAGAGGGTACTTTCATTCTATTCTTGAGGGTTATAAAGATTTTGGTCTTGATAATAAACATTTGTTTGATGCTTTAGGTTGGTCACATTTTTTAGATGCTAATCAAATGTCTTGGTCTGAACCAAGAGTATCTAAGAAAAAATTTAATCATTTTAATTTGTTATCGAAAGGGAAAAATAATGAG